ATTACAGTAGTACTGCCGAACAGGATGTCTATTGCTTTGTAGACTTGTTTCTCAATTGGTTTAATGTATCTTCCACACTCAACTATGTACTCATCTTCTGGTGGCAGAATCATCCTAGGACAGGGACTAATTTTAGCAGTGAAGTCATACTTCTCTACTTTTAGGAATGCTCGTATAGATGCATATTTACGATGCCATCCCTGAGAGTTTAGCCTATTAGCAGCATTCGAGTATCTAGTGAATTTACGAGACGTGTAGTGAGCGCAAAATTCTTCGCGACTCATCGGTTTGGTAAATCTCACATGTTTCCTGAATTCTGACATAAAAGGTTTTATTAACTCCTTATAATCCTTGTACTGGGGCCTAAAAGGGGGTTTCCAGCCTTCTGACGTTTCCGTCATGAGTACTCTCTCCTTAATAGCTCTTTCCATAGCTTGTATGTCGCTTCGGTAAACCCCGAAGTCTCTTGTGTCTGAAAGTCCAGTAAAAGTATAAACTTTCCGTGGCTTCCAGAGTTTTCCCTCAAATTTCTTCACCCGGAGGGATGCTACATCTGGTGCGGTGGACGGTGCACAGATGCGGCCGGGTAGAAAAGTGAGGCCCCATCAATTGGTATCAGGGTCCCTGCCTTTCCGGCGGGACCCGAACCAATTGAATAACCAAGGTGTTTCTCGGGAATACGTCTGTCTATTGTAATCATCTTCTCGATTGATTACTGCTAGAGTATTCCTGAATTGCCTGGCTTGGGTTTCGGCGTTTGATGGTGTAATAACAAGCTCAACTACAATGGGTAGCATATCTGCCATATGTTTAGGTCGCATTCCTCTTTGCTTCATTCTGGCTGAAACAAAGTGATGTATACATTCTCTTGTACCTGGTTTGTTTTTGATGGCTCCCGGAAACTCGAGTTTAGCTTCAGCTACCAACACACTAATGAATCGTGGTTTTTCCGATAACCGATACTTCTCCTCTTCTCCCACTTCCACCTCCGGGTCATCAACACTGTTCAGCAGCTCCTCAGCCTGATCCTGAACACTGTTTGGTACCATCCTTCCAAAAATTTTGTCTCGGTGCCTTAGACGCATTTCTTTTGGGTATATTGCATTGACTATCTTTGATTCACCAGGCATTTGCCCAACAGCCCTGATGGTATGCCATGCTCTTCGCAGGGGTGGCAAAACCATATTTTGCGACGGTTCTGGTTCCAGTAAGTTACGGAAGTAATCATCCAGATAATGCATCCTAACCAACTCCTCTTCTGACCAAGTATCGACCTGATACTCGACCAGGACTGGGTTAATGGGTAACGCATACTTCCTTCTCCTATCCAGGGTTCTATCAATTCGCCTCTCTATGTAACATTCATCATACCTCATATGTGGTCCTCTTCTCTCTTCATCCTCAAATGATCGCAACTCATCTGATATGAAAGATCGGATTCCCATTTCTGAGTACTCACTAAATTCGCTATAAAAA